CAAGAAATATGAAAGTAGATCCTGTGTGGTTATATAAACAACAACCAAGAAAATCAGTTAGATTACAACAATTTAAATCTATTATAGCTGGTTACGAGGAGTTTAAAACCATGGAGATGGAGAACGGACACCGGACACCAGACAGATTAGACTTTACAGATATGGTTGAAAAATTTATTGATGACGGTCTTATAATTCCTTTTAAAGTTTTAATGGTTGATGAAGCTCAAGACCTAACACCTTTACAGTGGGACATGGTAGTTAAAATATCAAGCGCAGTAGAAAGAGTTTACATAGCTGGTGATGATGACCAAGCAATATACGAATGGAATGGTGCAGATGTTGACCTATTTCAAAGCTTTCCAGGTAAATCTTTAGTGTTAAAAAAGTCAGTAAGATTAAACAAAAACATACATTTCTTCTCCAAATGTTTACTAAATAGTATGGGAGATAACAGAATTCAGAAAGAATTTCACTCCAATGGTAAAGATGGTTCTATTTATAGATGGAATGGATTAAAAAAAGTTCCTTGGGATATGGAGGGAAATTGGATGGTGTTGGCTAGAATTAATGATGTAAAAAGAGAACTCCAGGAGGAGGCAAAGAATTTAGGTTTGTATTATCAAGATCAAAAAAACAATAAATCATTTGATCCAAATCAATTTTCAGCAATAAAATATTGGGAAAAAATATGTGAGGGTGGAAGTATCACTAGAGAAGAAGCTGTAACCATGTATGAATATTTATTGAACATAGACCACGGATACCGGTCATCGGACAGTAAAAAATGGAGTTTTGCACATCCAAATCAAGTCTTTACTTTTGACGAATTACACCTAAGGTGTGGTATGCGAGATGAAAAAGGCATATGGAATCAAGTGTTTAAAAGAAAATTCAAAGATAGAGACAAACAATATTTTAAAAAGCTTATGAGTGAAGGTGTAGATCTTAATCAACCACCAAAAATAATAATAGATACAATACATCAAGTCAAAGGTGGTGAAGCTGATAACGTTGTATTAGCCAGCAAATGTAATTTTCCTTCACATTTTGAGAAAAAAAATTTAACAGATAAGGTAAAAGAACTTAGAGTTTGGTATACAGGAGCCACTAGATCTAAAAGTACATTACATCTGTTAGGTACATATCATCAATACAACTTTCCACTAGGAAAATATTACAAACAATATGAGGCTAATTATGTTTAGAAAAGTAATACTTGATGCATTAGAAGATAGATATCATGCACATATATCAGAAGCAGAAGCTACAATTAAAATTTATTTAGAAAAACCTGTTGGTATTGGCGAACATCCTCAACATTTAGATGAAGTAGATAAATTAGTAGATAAAATTGCACAAGCTGAAGAAAAATTAGAAATTTTAAAAACATTAAAACTATGACAGATAAAGATATGTTTGAAGAAGCTTTTCCAGAAGATAAGCAAATCGGGGGATCACATTATAAGTTTTTTGATATACAGCCATATGAATTTATATCGAGAAATAAATTATCTTTTTTTCAAGGTAACGTAATAAAATATGTTTGCAGATATTTATTTAAAAACAAAGTAGAAGATTTAGAAAAAATAAAACATTACTGTGATTTAGAAATCAAAAGGTTGAAGCATAAAAAATAAATGTTTACAATGATAAACTTTAAAAGTGAGCCAAAAAAAACTTTCTTTGCACCTGAATGGAATTATTATTTATTTGAAAGAAAAATAGATAAAATAGATTTTGTTAATTTAACAAATTTTCTTATAAGTAAAGAGGAAGAAATATTAAAATTACCAACAAGAAAAGACAATAATAACAAATTTACTGATGGTTATACTGGTTTAGGTGAAAAAAGTACTACAGCTAGATTTAATAAATATAATGTATTTAATTGGGATAATGAGAATATTAAAAAAATTAAAAAAGAAATTTTAAATTTTCATGAAGATGTTTTAAAATATTTTAAACAACCATTGCCTAATGAATTATATATTAACTGTTGGACAAATATTATGAGAAAAGGTGAAAAAATAAAACCACATATACATGGTATTACGCCGACAACTTATTTAGGTGGCCATATTTGTGTGCAGTGTGATGGTACATCTACTCATTATTTGAACCCAATAAATCAAATAAATGATCCTTTCAAATATAGTAGTAAAAATGAAGTTGGAAAAATAACTTTGTTTCAAAACAATATACCTCATTACACAGATGTACATAATTCAAATAAAGAAAGAATTACAATTGCTTTTGATTTACATACATTTATGTTGGATAAAATTCACATTAAGTTAATATGAAAAAAATAATTTTTATGTGCTGTATAATAATTTTAACTTCTTGTGCAAGAGATTTAGAAATAAATCCATATACAACTTTATATAAAATGTTAAATGCCCAAGAAAAAAAATAAATTAATTATGTGTGAAAATTGTAATGTAGTTACAGCTGTAATAATTTACAATCATGATTATTATTGTTCAGATTGTGCACTATTTGACATGGGTATTCCATTTAAAAATATAATGACAATAGAAGACAAAGGTTTAAGTAGGAAAAAACAATGACACATCAATTAAATTTTATATATAATGACAGTGAGTGGATTGCTCCAGCGGAGTATCCCGATTTATCAAAAGCATCTGAGATAGCAATTGACCTTGAAACAAAAGATCCAAACATTAAAACAAAAGGGCCAGGTTGGGCTACGTTTGATGGACACATCGTAGGCTTTGCCGTTGCTGCTCTTGGACAACAATGGTATTTTCCAATTGCACATGATGCTGGTGGTAATATGGATTTATCTATTACCTGTGCATGGATGCAAGATGTTTTAAAAACTCCTGCTACAAAAATATTTCATAATGCGAGTTATGATGTAGGTTGGTTATTAGTAAATGGTTTTGAGATTAGAGGTAAAATTGTAGATACTATGATTACAGCAGCTCTAATAAATGAAAATAGATTTAGTTTTAGTTTAAATGCCTGTGCAAAAGATTTTTTAGGCGAAATTAAAAACGAAACTTTTTTAAATGAAAAAGCTAAGGAGTGGGGTATTGATGCAAAAGCAGACCTTTGGAAGCTGCCTGCGGGCTACGTAGGCTTTTATGCTGAACAAGATGCAGGGTTAACATTACGTTTGTGGCAAACCTTAAAAACAGAAATATCTAAGCAGTCTTTACACGATGTTTGGGAGATGGAGATGGAGTTATTGCCTATTTTAATTGATACTAGACGTAGAGGAATAAGAGTTGACGAAGATAAGGCACATCTGCTAAAAAAAGAATTCAAACTAAAAGAGTCTGAGGTTTTATCAAGTATAAAATCTCAGACCACACTTGACGTAGATATATGGGCAGCAAGAAGTGTTGCACAAGTTTTTGATCGAATAGGCGTTGAGTACCCACGGACACCGAAAACCGAAGAACCAAGCTTTACCCAAAACTGGTTAGTAAATTGTGATAACCCGATAGCCCAACTAATAAGAGAAGCAAGAGAAATAAATAAATTCCATTCAACATTCATTGACTCCATTTTAAGATATACACACAAAGGCAGAATACATTCTGAAATTAATCAATTAAGATCTGACCAAGGTGGTACAGTTTCAGGACGTTTATCATATTCTAATCCAAATCTCCAACAAATTCCTGCACGTAATAAAGAATATGGAAATAAAATAAGGAGTTTGTTTTTACCAGAGGAAGGTAGACAATGGGGAAGTTTTGACTATTCACAACAAGAACCAAGATTGGTAGCTCATTATGCTGCTAGTGTTGATAATACATTTGAAGGTGCAGCAGAATTTATAGAAGCTTATAAAAATGAGTCTGCAGATTTTCACCAGATTGTTGCAGATATGGCTGGAATAACTAGATCACAGGCCAAAACAATTAACCTTGGTTTATTCTATGGTATGGGAAAAGCAAAATTAGGTAAAGAATTGGGTATCTCAAAAGATAGAGCTGAGGGCCTTTTAAAACAATATGGAGAAAGAGTGCCTTTTGTTAAAAAATTAGCTACTGATGTATCTAGCTCTGCCTCTAAATATGGCTTTATAAGGACCATAGGAGGCCGTAGATGCCGATTTGACATGTGGGAGCCTGCCACCTTCGGAATGAACAAAGCAATGCAATATGAAGAGGCTAAAGCAATTTATGGAAATAACATTAGAAGGGCCTTTACTTACAAAGCTCTGAATAGACTTATTCAAGGATCTGCTGCTGACCAAACAAAACAAGCGATGATTAATTGTTCTAAGGCAGGATTTAAACCATTATTACAAATTCATGATGAACTTTGTTTTTCAATAAATGAAGAGTCTGACATAACTGCTGTAAAAGATTTAATGGAAAACGCTATCGATACTTTGAAAGTACCATCAAAAGTAGATATTGCATTAGGTAAATCCTGGGGTGAGGCTAAAGAATAATTTATTCTTCTGTTTCTTTTTCCTTCTCTTCTTCTTTCTCTAATTCTTTTTCAGCTTCTTCTCTTAACTTTCTTAATTCTTTGTAATAGTTCGGGTGTTTCCATTCAAACATTTTGCTCTCCTCTTTTTTTTTATTTCTTAATTATAACATGAGCAAATTTTCGAATTTTTATTTTATTGAATAGTAGAGCGGTCACTTCATCAGGGGTTTTATTCTGGATGCGACACTGAATGCTTTTCAGTTTTATTTAGAGCATACTAACCTTGGGAAAAAAAATGATTTTTTTAAGCTATTTAACTAGCTATATCGTAAAGACCTTTTTGTGCGTCTTCAACACTTTGATCATTAATCTTTGTTCTAAGATTTTTGATCTTGATATCGATCCACTTCATATCAGGAGTGACTCTCCCTTGAGCTAACGCTTGCGTTGCCCACTTGGACTCCAACTGAAGTTTCTCCGATATTAACTTTTGTAGGGCCATCTCGGTTTACCTCCTCGAAGGTTAGAAACAAAACGTTGGGATCTTCAAACCCAGCACCAGGTTTCTCTGTTACAACTCCTGAGTCAACCTTCTTTACAAAATCCTCAAGAGCGGCCATATCGTTATCAGCCTCAAGCATCTCATCAATATATATATTTTTATATTTTGCTTGGACGCGATACTGCTTCATGTATTATTATATAACAAAATGTGATAAGAATGCAACACTATGTGTTTGTAAGCTCTTTACATTCGAATTTTATAGCTATTTTTTCCTTATTTATCCTCTCTAAACCAATATAATCGTCATTTTTTAACAATTGGAACGTTTGGCCAGATACTTGATATCCTGCAACAGCACAGTCAAAATGGGTCGGATACATATATGCAGTGGTTTGACTTTCAAAGCATTTACCACTGAGTAAACTACAAATGTGTAAAATTAATACGTATTTCATCCTATATTATCCTAGCTTATTATTTACTTGCATATCCCATTAAAATGTTTATATAAAGGAACACTATAATAATAACAAAGAGGAGGCCATATGGCAACAACAGATAAATCTTTTCCAAGCATTGCAGAGGAGAGGAAATTACATAGTGATCCAACACTTGAAGCTTTAACTAAATTAGAAGGGGCTTTTAAAAAATTGGTTCTTACAGTTGATTTGTTAGGTGACAACCTAAAAAAAATGACTGAAGAAAATAAGAAGTTAAAAAAACTTTTAGGATTGGTGGAGACAAATGAATAAATCCTGTTCTGAAGTTTTTAAAAATTGGACTGCACAAGTAGATGATATTTTATCACGGCTACCGAAAACTACAATTGATGGTCAACCCTTAGAATATCAAGACGATGAGTACCAAGATACAATGAAAAAATCGCAACAGTGTTCA